AGAATCAATATAGATAAAATAAATTAATATGAAAAAGAAACCAACAGATCACGAAATACTAACTGCTTTAAATAAAATAATAAGAGAAAGCCAAAAACCTAAAAAGGTTGAATTAGGTATTGCTGATGATGTAAAAAAAATAGAAAAAGAAGTAGCTAGTGTTGATGAAAAACTAATACTTAAAAACATTTTAGCACCATTAAGAAAAGGAATGTCTGAAATAAGTAAAATAGTGAAATTAGAAAATAAATTAGAAACATCACTAAAAAAAGCAAAAAGTCAATTAAAAGAATTAGGTGTTTCAGAAAAAAATATACCTTGGGTTGAAAGTGGTGAAAGTACATTAAGATATATAAATGATACTAAAAAACTTTTAAAAACTTTAGATAAAACTGAAAAAACATTAACAGTAAATTAAAAATCAAATAAATAAATAACTATTCTATTATATAAAAAAAGGAAATTATGGATTTAAAAAAGCAAATATTATCAGCACTAGGACTTGATGAAGAAAAAGTATCATTAGGTTGGCAAGGTAAAAGTGAAGACGGAACTGTTTTCGTTAGTAGTGCAGAAGAATTAGAACAAGGTGTAGATGTATCAGTTCTTTTAGAGGACGGCACAACAGTACCTTTACCTATCGGAACTTACAAAACAGATACAGGAATATCTTTTAGAGTTGAAGAAGAAGGTGTTGTTGGTGAAGTAATTGAAAGTGAAACAGAAGAAAAAACTGAAGCTAAAACAGAAGCAGATGAAGCTTATGAAAAAGCAGAATTTGAAGATTTAGAAGAAAAAGATAAAGATGATTATGATGAAGAAGCAGCAGTTGGTGATTGGGAAGGTATGGAAAAAAGAATTAAGAACCTTGAAGATGCAGTATCTGATCTTAAAAGGCAAATAGGTGAAACAGGTGATGTTGAAGAAATGACAGAAGAAGTAACTGAACCAGGAACAAATCCTAAATCAATAAAAACTACAGAAGTAGTTGAATTTTCAGCAGAAGAAGTTGAAGCAATTAAAGCTGAAAATGAAAAACTTAAAACGGAATTAGCAGAATCACCTGCTGATGCACCGATTAATACAAATAAATTTAGTTCAGATAGACCTGCACTAAGTAAAAAAGAATACAATAAACTTTCTAAACAAGAAAGATTTATATACAATTTAAATAGATAATAACAAAAAAAAATAAAAATTATGGCAATAGCAGTAACTAGCAATTATGCGGGGAAATCAGCAGGATTCTATATCGCAGCAGCTTTAAAAGAAGCAAAAAGTTTAGATTACTTAACGCAAATGAATAATGTGCGTTATAAATCTAACATTCAATCAATGGCTAATTCAGGTTTTGTAAGAAATGCAACGTGTGACTTTACAGAAAACGGAACACTTACAATGACCGAAAAGCAAATTACCTTGAAGCCACTACAAGTAAACATAGATTTATGCAAGTATGACCTAGTAAAAAGTTGGGAATCTTTAGAGATGTCAGGTGCTTATGGTAATCCACCACCTTCTTTTGAAGATTTTGTAATTTCATATATGGGTGGAATTATTGCAGATGCAACTGAAACAGGTATTTGGCAAGATGATAATGGTAATGGGGAATTAACAACAGGTTTTGTATCAGCAGCAGTTGGTCTTTTATTGCCAGGTGTTGATGGAACTGTTATACAATCTTCAGCTTCAGCAGCTTATTCAGCAGCAAACATTATAGCAAACTTACAAACTTTAACAGCAGATATGGCTGCTAACGTACCTGCTATATTAGGAAAAGACGATTTACATATTTATATGAATAATAAAACTTATGCGTTTTATATTTCAGCAGTATCTACATTAGGATATGTTAATGCTTACAATATGAACGGTGATTATGAACCTGTATTTGAAGGGTACAAAATTGCAGTTTGTCCAGGTATGCCTGATAACCAAATGGTAGCAGCACAAAAATCAAATTTATATTGGGGTACAGATCTTGTTTCGGACTTTGGAACAACAGGAACAGGTCCTAAAATATCTATAATGGATATGGCGAATCTTGACGGATCAGATAATTTAAGATGTGTAGCACGTTATTCAGGTGCAGTTCAAACAGGAGTAGGTGCAGATATTGTAAGACAATCATAAAACAAATAAATGGTAGGGGTGTAAAAACCTCTACCTTAACTTTAAAAAAAAATAAACTATGGCTTGTACAGCATTAACAAAAGGAAGGGGGTTAGAATGTAACCGTATTTCAGGCGGTGTAAAAAATGTTTACTTTTCAGTTTATTCAGATTTTGGTGATACAGATTGGTCTTATGACGGTTCTAATCCTGGTCAAATTGATGATATAGATTGGAACAGTAAAAGTATATATAAGTATGTTATGCCTTTAGGTGTTGCTTCGGTATCAGACGCAATTACAGGTTCAACTGAAAATGGTACTATCTTTTACACACCAACTGTAAATATTATGCTTAATAAATTAACTAAAGAAGATCAAAACCAAATAAAACTACTAGGACAAACTAAAGTTAGAATGTTAGTAGAATTAAACCAAAAGTTAGCAAGTGGACACGATGCTATACTTGCAGTAGGGTTTGAAAATGGTTTAGACCTTAATAGTGGTTCAGCAGATACAGGTGCAGCCTTCGGTGATAGAAATGGTTATACTTTAACCTTTACAGGAATGGAAAGTAGACCTATGTCGTTCTTAGAAGATTGGACTACTTCAATATTTGACAATTCTGGATTTACAAATAAAGGAACACCGTTTGTAGTTTCTTCATAGAACTTTAAACTAATTAGTGTTTTCATATTTCTTGATTAGGGTGACTTCGGTCACCTTTTTCTTTTATAAACAAATAAATTAAAGGTTTTTCTATTATATAATATGCTACAAGCAACTTACAAATCAGCTTACATTTTTTATGTATCAACAGAAGATAAAAGATATGATACATCTGTACCTACAAGTCAGTTAAGATACTTATTTAAGTTTACTAATGATATGGATAAAAGGGTTGCGTATGCTTATGGGCAAAGTCAAGTAGTTTATAATAGGTACACTAAAGTTACGTTTAGTCACGATACTTCAGAAGATATATTTACAGGTAAAGTAAATTTTGTACCTAATGGGTATTGGTATTATAAAGTTTACGAAGTGTCAGCAACAACATCTATAAGCACCTTAAACTGTTCAACAGTACCACAATCAGCAGAAGGAAAAACAGATAATGGTAAAGATGACGGTAATATAGGTAAATACACTTTAACTAAACCCGACGGAACTGTAACAACTACTAACTTTACAGGTAAAAATGATGTAAATGGATTAGATTTATCTGATCTAGATGCAGGAACATATTATATTAAAATATATAATGGTTGTGGTAATTTATTAGTAACAGACGGTTTTACTATAGATTCTTTTACTGCACAAACAGATGATACAAGGTGGCTAGAAGTAACAACAGTAGCACAAACAGATGCAGGAACTACTTATACTGTTAAATCTAACGCACCTATAGGTTATTCTTATGATTTTGGTTATGGTGGTGGTTATGTAGATGTAACTAATATAACTTCTAAACCACAAACTAATACATTTACTTTCGCACAAAATGGTGTTCCAAGTGATGCAGCAAATTTAAGGGAATTAGTATTGTATGATCAAACAGGTGGTAATGCAGGTGGTGGAACTAAAGTATGGGGAGTAGGTAAAAAAATAAACCTATTTCCTATTAGCAATCCTTCAAGTTATTATGGAACTGCTGTTGCTTTAGTAGATAGACCTGTATCAGTTAATTCAGGTGGAACAGTATTATCTAAAGGAAGTGCTGTTATATCAGTTATAAACGGTGCTACAGCAGATAGCACAACACAAGGTTATTACACCTTACAAGGAATAGTAGAACAAGGTAAACTTTACGTTTCAGAAGAAAGCGGTCAAGAACAAGTACAATATACCGAATATACAGAACCTTCAGGAACGAATTATATATATTATGGACAATAAAAATAAATAAAAATGATAGAAAACGTACAACAATTATTAGTAGAACAATTAGGTAAAAATGGTAGTACAGAAATATTTACTACTGTTGCACAATCAGGTAAAGATTGGTATTGTGTTTATTTTCCTGTAACTTCAGTAGTTTCAGCAATAACAGTTGCTGATGCTTCAGGTGAAAGTGCTTTACAAACTACACTACCAGCAGGAACGACCTTGCTAATGAATATTACAGCAATAACTTTAACTTCAGGTATTGGTATTGGTTATTATGAAGGAACTACTACATAAGATATGTTAGCATTAAAATTAGGTAATAGCCTTTCAGGACTTGGTAAAACAGGTGAAAATATTTATTCACTTGCTTTTAATGGTACTGATGAAAGTGTAAAAATAGATTCAGTAGGTGCTGATATGCGGTCAACTGTAGGAACTATATCTTTATGGGCAAAATTCAATACGGTTAGTGCGTCAGGTTCAATGATACAAACTAGGGTAGATGCTAACAATCTAATAAATTTATTTTATCACGCAAGTAGTAATGAAATAAGATTTGCATATAAAGGTGGTGGAACTGTAAAAACTGTAGTATTAAGTGCAGGTAGTTTTGAAGGTGACGGTAAGTGGCATCATATAGCAGCTACTTGGTCTACAGATGCAGATGAAATAAAATTATATGTAGACGGAACTTTAATAGGAACTACTACAGGTTTAGGAACTTTTGCAGGTGCAATAGATGAATGTTATATAGGGCAAAACACACAAGACGGTGCATTTTTTAATGGTAATTTATGTGAAGTAGCAGTATTTACAAGGGTAGTACCTATTGCTGAATTATGGATAGACAAAAGACAGCCTATAAATTTTATAGGTGCTTCAGGTATTGTAGGATATTGGAAGTTTGATAGAGGATCAGGAATAATAGCACTAGATAGTACAAGTTATGCTAATGACGGAGAATTAGAGAATACACCAACTTGGAGTACAGACGTACCATATAAATCAAATTAAAATGAAATACGCAATAATATTAGCAGAAGAAGTATCAAGTGTAGATTTTAGTCAAGTGTTAGAAACTTCAGAAAATACATTAAGATATAGCAACGATAATGGACAGGCTTTAGTTAAATTTGAAGGTGATACACCTAGTTTTTTAGAGGGTAAACAGTTATACGATTATACAGGTATAATGGATATTTTAAATAGTCCTGAATGGACACAAGAAAGTTAATTATGAAAGACAATATATTAAGTATAAATTTAGAAACTGAAACTGCACCGATAGTACAAGAAGTACGTGGTCGTGATTATATAGAATATGGTACTGATAATTGGAAAAATCTATATCCACAGTTTCTAATAGATTTATATTATAACAGTTCTACACACGCAGCAATTATAAATGCTACTGCTGAAATGATAGCAGGAGAAGATTTAATAATAGATGAAGAACAACATTCTTTAGAAGCCTATGTTAAATTAAAGAAATTCTTTGCACACGCAAATAGTAAAGAAAGTTTACACGAAGTAGTTAAAAAAATAAGTTTTGACTTTAAACTTCAGGGTGCTTATGCTTTACACATTATATGGAATAATGAAAGAACTGAAATAGCAGAAATATATCACGTACCTGTTGAAAGGGTAAGGGCAGGTAGACCTAACATTATGGGTAAGATAGATACTTATTATATTAGTGCAGATTGGGGTAACACTAGAACACACAAACCACACGCAATACCTGCTTTTAATGTAATGGATAGAACGTCACCAAGTCAATTATTATATACAGGTTCTTATAGTCCTAATATGGATATATACCATACACCTGATTATTTAGCAGGTTGTAATTGGGCTTTAGTAGATCAAAGGGTTGCAGAATTTCACTTAAACAATATACAGAATGGATTTAGTGGTAGTTATTTTATTAGTTTCGCAAATGGTGTACCTACACAAGAAGAAAGGTTGCAAATAGAAAATAGTTTAGCACAAAAATTTACAGGTGCTAGTAATAGTGGTAAATTTATATTAACTTTTAGTGAAGATAGAAATAGAGTACCTGAAATAACACCTATAGCAGTAAGTAATGCAGATAAGCAATATTTAGCCTTACAGGAACTTTTAGTACAAAATATACTTACAGCACATAGGGTTACTTCACCTATGCTTATGGGTATTAAAAACGATACAGGACTAGGTTCTAATGTAGATGAATTAAATGCTGCTTCAGAATTTTATACTAATACTGTTATACGTGGTTTCCAACACAATATACTAAGAACTTTAAAAACTATTTTTGAAGTTAATAATATGAACTTACCTGTTGAGTTTATGCAGTTAAAACCTATTACAACTAAGTGGTCAGCAGAAGACTATAAAGATGTATTAACTGAAGATGAATTAAGAGAAGAATTAGGATTAAAACCACTAGCAGAAGAAGAAGTAGTAGTTAATGAAGAATTTAGTAAGGTAGGTATGATAGACGGTAAACCTGTATTTGATACTAAAGAAGAAGCTATTGCACAAGCAGAAAAGTTAGGTTGTTCAGGTTATCACGAACACGAACACGAAGGTAATACGGTTTATATGGCTTGTGAAAGTCACGACGAATTAATGGGTTTTGAAAAAACAGAACTAGAAAAATTTATAGAAAAACACGGTGAAGATATACCTGAAGAATGGGAATTAGTAGAAGAAGAAAAAGTTGTAGATGAACACGAAGAATTTAATTTTGAAGAAACACTTAATCAGGCTACACATAATAAAATAGAATTAGCAAGTACAGGTAAAGCAATACCTGATGCTAAAAGTGAACAAGACGGTATAAGTAAAAAAACTTACGACTATTTTAGGGTAAGATATATATATACTGAAGATCCATTTTTAGTTGCTAAGACAGGACAAAACAGAAACTTTTGCAAAAAAATGGTAGCGGCTAAAAAACAGTACCGTAAAGAAGATATTTTAAAAATGTCTAATATGGTTGTAAATGATTGGTATTATAGTAAAAGGCAAAAGAAAAAAATAGGTTGGGGACCTAAAGGTGCATTAAAATACGATATATTTAAATATAAAGGTGGTGGTAATTGTCAGCACTTTTGGCTAAGACAAATCTATAAAACTAAACTAGGTATATCAGTAAGCACAAAAATAAAAGATGCAGATTTGATAGGATATACTAAAGCAAAAAGTGAAGGGTTTACTGCAAAGAAGAATAGCCCATTAGTAAATAAGCCACCAAAAAGAATGAAGAATAAAGGATTTTTAAAACCAAGATAGATTATGGCATACGTATTATTTATATCAGAAAACAAATTAAAAGATAGTACAGCAATCAATATGAATGTTGATGTAGAATTTTTACTACCTTTTGTAAAACAAGCACAAAAGTTATATGTAGAAACTAAATTAGGAACTGATTTAAACCAAAAGTTAAAAGACCTAATTACAGCAGGAACATTAAATAATGCAGGTAATGAAGCCTATGCAACTTTAGTAAATACTTATATCGGTGACTATTTACCTAATATGGCTTTTTACCACGCAATACCTTTCTTGCGCTTTAAGGTGGAAAATTCTAATATTTTCAGTAAGACAAGTGAAACAGGAGTTGCTTTAAGTACAGAAGAAAGTCAACATTTAAGGGAAGAAGTTAAGAATACAGGTGAATACTATATGGAACGAATGATTGAGTATATATGTAATAATACTTCTAGTTTTCCTGAATACAGTACAAATAGTGGTGCAGATGTTACACCTGATAAAAATGCTTATTATAACGGTATGAACCTAGAAAGACCTAAACAACAAGGAACAAAATTAACATTAAGAGATTTTCTAACACCTGATCTTACATAATGAAAAGACGTTATAAAGTAAAAGAAACAAATAAAACTAAATTAAAATCTTACTTAAAGAGTAAGACAAAGAATAATACAAATGAAAGAAATACAAGATACAGTACAAGTAGGGTTAGCTAACGGAACAGCAATAGGTATATCGTTAGTAGAAGCAAATGAATATTTAACGTTTATATCTTTAAGTTTAGCAATAGTTTTTAGTATCTATAAGTTTTTTAAATATGAAAAAAAAGTAAAATAATGAAAAAAATAATCTGTAATATTATATATAAAATAACCAACAAAACTATTTGTTTTAATTGGTGTAATAAAAATAATTGTGGCTAAGAAAAGAAAATTAAATTCTAAAAATCCAAAATGGTCAAAAGATGATAAAGATATTCCTAAGTTTCGTAGGGAGTTTGTTAACGAAGTTAAAGGGGTTAAAGTTTACAAACTATTCTACGTATAATTTGGACTACAAAATAAATCTTTTATTAATAAGAGATACATTT